TGGTGTGTTCTTCTGTGCAAGGACAAAAAGGTATCTTGAAGATATGGACTTTGCATTAAATACAGAGAAGCAGATAAGATTTAATCAAAGACAGGATAGACTTTACTTAGATGTTGATTGGGGAGAAGTATCTAAAGATGATTATCTTATCCTTGATTGTTATAGACTTTTAGACCCAAATAATTTTAGTAGAGTTTGGAATGACTCATTTCTTAAGAGATATGTAACTCAACTTATCAAAAGACAGTGGGGACAAAACCTCCTGAAGTTCCAAGGAGTAAAACTTCCAGGTGGTATAGAATTAAATGGTAGACAAATATATGATGATGCTCAAAAGGAGTTAGATGCAATCAGAGAGGTTATGTCCAACACTTATGAACTTCCACCATTGGACATGATCGGTTAATCATATGCTTAATCCATATTTCCAACAAGGGGCCAGATCTGAGCAAAATTTAATTCAAGATCTTATCAATGAACAGTTGAGGATGTATGGTGTAGAAGTACATTATCTTCCAAGAAAATATTTAACTGAAAATACAATTATCAGAGAAGTAATACAATCTAGATTTGATGACGCATATCCAATAGAAGCGTATATAGACAATTTTGAAGGATATAATGACAATACTACAATACTATCAAAATTTGGTATCCAACAAGAGCAGGAATTAAATTTAGTTATTTCAAAGGAGAGATTTGAGAATTATATTTCTCCTTTAATAAAGAATGAGGAAAATGTAAAATTATCCACGAGACCAAAAGAAGGAGACTTAATTTATTTTCCTCTAGGGGATCGTTTATTTGAAATTAAATTTGTTGAGCACGAAAAACCATTTTATCAACTACAAAAAAATTATGTTTATGAGTTGAGATGTGAACTCTTTAGGTATGGTGATGAAGTCATTGATACTGGTATAGAAGATATTGATGATATTTTAACTGGTGGAGAATCTGATGGATTAAATGAAGATGGAATATCCACAATTATTGGATCTACCCAAAGACTTACTTTGGTTGGAGCAGCCTCAACTGCAACTGGAACTGCTGGTATTTTAAATGGTGCTATTAGATTTATTAGATTGACCAATAGAGGTGGTGGATACCTTTCCCCACCAAGAGTAGCAATATCGTCTGCTCCAACAAATGGAGTTACTGGTATCGCAACTGCTATTATGATTGGAGGAATTAATGTCTGCAATCAAAGTGCTAATCCAGGAGCAAGATCAGTTCAACAAGTTCAAATTTTAAATTCTGGTAGTGGATATACAAGCCCACCAGGTGTTAGATTTATTTCAAATAGTGGTGCTGGTGCTGGTGCAACAGTAGGTATTTCCACAACAGGTGGTGTTGGAATAGTTACACTAACTTCAGGAGGATCTGGTTATACAACTGCACCAACAGTTACATTATCTGGACCAAAACATGTCGGTGCAAATGCAACAGCAACCCTAGATTCTCCTGTAGTTGGTGGTGGTGTTAGTGTTGTTTCTGCAACTGTAAGTATTGGTGCATCAGAATTTCTGTTTCCAGGAGGAACAACTGGTGGAGTATTCTACAAAACAGCACCTTTGGTTGTGTTTTCACTACCTACAGGAACAGGAAACGCTGCACAAGCAACTGCAACTTTAGACCAATTATCACAAACTGGAGGTACAGTAGAAACTCTTGCAATTACTACTGGAGGTAAATTCTATACAAGTGCTCCATCAGTATTCATTGCTCATCCAGGATTTAGTTTTGCATCTGCAACAATAGGTATTGCTGGTTCTTCTGTAAATCCAAGTTCTGTTGCATTTAGTACTACTGGTAGAGCATATACAACTGCACCTACGGTTGCAATCTCCACGTCTGGAGTCATGGATGCCCCGACTCAAGTTGCCGTTGGTATTGCAACGATTCATCCAATAACCGGTATTATTACATCAGTTGGATTTAATAGCACTACCGATCCATGGTGTGTTGGTACTGGAGCAACTATTGGTCTTGGATATACAGTAGCACCTAGTATTTCTTTCTCGGGAAATCCATCTCCAGTACAAGCAACTGCTACAGTAACAGTATCTGTTGCAGGCACTGTTAACACTATTAGCATAGGTAATAGTGGATTTGGATACTTAACCACTCCAACAGTCACTATAGCAGGATCTGGAGGTGCTGATGAGCAATTTAGAGCACTTGGAATTGCAACGATTAGATCTACATCAGTCAAGACTGGAGGAACAGTTGGTATAGGATCTAGTGTTATCACTGGAATTACTACAACTAATATTGTTGTAGGAGATAGAGTGAGAATGAGTGTTGGATATAACAAACCATACAACTTCATACCTGCAGATATCTTTGTACAATCCATTGGATCTAATTCTCTAACTATGTCAGAGTCTGCCACAAATGTTGGCATTGCAACCTCTGTATTTGAATTTGGTAGAGAAAACTGCGGTATTGTAACTGGAATCGCAGTTACTTTTGGTGGTGGTGGATATTTGTCAGCTCCCACGATAACTATTTCTAACGAAGTATCTGAGAAAAATTATATTGAGCAGATTTCTGGTATTACTACTGCTACGGGAATTGCAACAGTAAGCACCGCTGGAACTATATCAAATGTAAATATTCTTGATGCTGGTTATGGATATATAATCGAACCAGAAATAACTATTTCAGCTGCTGAAGGATCTGGGTCTGGAAACTTTGTGTTTAATGAAACTGTTACTGGATCAGTAAGTGCTTCTACTGCAACAGTTAGAGTTTGGAATTCTGATGATAGTGTCCTTGAAGTTGCGTCTGTAACGGGAGAATTTATTCCAGGAGAAACTATTACAGGATCTACGTCAGGTGCTTCACACGAACTTAGAAGTCTTAATATCAATCCAACTGACGATGGTTTTGCAGATAATATTAATATAGAAATTGAAGCAGATTCTATTATAGACTTTAGTGAGCAAAACCCATTTGGAATGCCATAAATAATATCACTCTTAGTATATCGTAATTCCATAAGGACAAACAATGTTTGAATATTTTTATAACGAAATTTTGAGGAGAACCATTGTATCTTTCGGTACTCTTTTTAATTCATTAACCATCAAACAAACTAATTCCTCCGATAATGTGATCAACACTATCAGGGTTCCTTTGTCGTATGGACCAACTCAAAAGTTTCTTGCAAGAATTGAACAGCAGTCAGATCTCAATAAAGCGACTGCAATTACATTACCAAGGATGGCATTTGAGTTTACTGGAATGACCTATGATTCAGCAAGAAAAGTAACAACAACACAACAATATACAGTAAAAGACCCAGATGATGGATCTGAGTCTAAAAAAATATATATGCCAGTTCCATATAATATGCAATTTGAACTGAGTATTATGACAAAACTAAATGATGATGCTCTACAAATTGTGGAACAAATTTTACCATACTTTCAACCAGCATATAATTTAACCGTTGAATTAGTTGATTCAATACAGGAGAAACGTGATATTCCAGTAATTCTTGAGAATATCACCATGCAAGATGATTATGATGGAGATTTTACAACAAGAAGAGTTCTTCTTTATACCTTAAGATTTACTGCAAAAACATATCTGTTTGGTCCCGCTACCTCTGCAACCAAGGATATTATCAAGAGATCTACCGTCAGTTATCTTACTGGAACTGATGTATCGAATGCAACAAGAGAACTCAGTTACTCTTCTGTTCCAAGGGCAATTAAAAGTTATACTGGAGATGCTGCCACTACCGTATCTGTGGATATTACCAAAACTAATAAAATAATTGAAGTTGAGAGTATAAGTGGTCTGACTGCCAAATCCTATATTGCTATTGATGATGAAGAACTATTCATTAAATCAATCACTGGCAATAAACTCACTGTCTTGCGAGCACAAGATAAGACAACTGCAACTGAACATCTTAGAGGGGCAGAAATACATGTTATCAATGCTGCTGATAATGCATTAATTGAAGAGGGTGATGATTTTGGATTTAGTGGAACAATAACATGACAAGCAAATTTGATACTTTAAATGATGAATTCAATGTTAAAGGAGACATTGTGCAATCTGAAGTTGTTAGTGCTAAAATTGAAAAAGTGAAAGAAACTTCAGATGATATTAAAAAAGACTATAATTATACACGGGGTAATCTTTACAGTATAATTGAAAAGGGACAAGAAGCAATCAATGGTATTTTAGAACTTGCACAAGAAAGTGAAATGCCTAGAGCATATGAAGTTGCAGGTCAATTAATTAAAAACGTTGCTGATGCCACAGATAAGTTAATGGATCTTCAGAAAAAACTGAAGGATGTTGAAGAAGAAAAACAATCTCGCGGGCCTTCTACTGTTAATAATGCACTCTTTGTTGGATCTACTGCAGAACTTGCGAAGATGCTAAAACAGGGGGCAAAAGAAGAGAATAAATAATAGA